TGCGATCATCACGAACTTCTCCAGTGTTCGCATCATAAACCAACTTATTACGATAACGATTCATGACTTCACGCAGATATTGTTCTGCTTTGATCTTTGGTAGATTACCAACATCAATATAGAAAATTCTGCGTTCTGGTGCTCTTGATAGTCTATAGATAACCAGAGAATCCTCAATCATTCTGAGTTGATTGAGTGCTTTAATTGCTTTGTGGAGATATGAAAGAACTGTATTCTTATTTCTATCTACAAGACCAGAGTGAACATAGGTGATTGCATCTTTAGAGATTCTCGTTACTGCACCTGCACCAGTTTTAAATGATCCTGCTTGTTTACCCATACGTCCATTAGGATCGTATTCATAGTATTCTTCAATTTGTGGAGCAGTAACTTCACCGCCCTTTACGTTCGCAACTACTGGACCGAGAGGATTATTTTTATCTTTTTTGATTCTCCTAATATGACGGATCTTTTGTGGATCTACGTATCTTAGTTCTTGAATACCTTGTTCTGGTTTTTTAAAATCAATTACTTTGTGATAGTAAATACGTCCATCAACGTACCAATTTCTTAAAATCTCATGACACCTATCATCAAAATGTAATAGAGATTTGATATTTTTAAATTCTTCTCTGATTAAACCTTTCAGTTTATCTGTACAAGGAGCATTCTCCAGATCAATCTCAACAGGAGAATCATTCTGATCAGAAACGATCGCTTCGTTTATTACATCTTCAATGGCTCCATCCACCTCAGGATGTAGTGCCATTTCTCGATATCTTTTAATTAAGTCAAACTCTGACTTATATACACCTTCAATATCAACGTACTGTCCATAAAAACCGCTAGAAACATAATAATCCGAAGAATCTTCTTGATTCTCCGGCACAGGAGAGACGACGGACTTCTTAGATCCGTCGTCTTCCTTGAATTTAAAACCAAATAATTTAGGCATTAATTCTCAAATAGAACTCTTCGTTCTATTATTTATGTCATCAAATTAGCTGGACTGGGGAACACCCATGTCAGATGTACCGTTTCTAAGTGCATCCCACCACTGAACTTGTAGGGTTACTGTGAACTCTTCAATGATATCAGAAGAATCATAAGAAACTTCGATTTCACTGACATTAGTTGGGAATACTCCGTAGAATCTGTAGGTTTTCAGGACAGGAATATTGTCATTAAGTTTTGGTCCAGCAGCTGCACCAGCAACACCTCTACCGAGTTGTCTTACATAACAATCGGTTTGATATTGAGATGGAGTGATGACACCAGAGTTATCATTTACTCTGTTGATTCCATTCATCCACTTCTCGAAAGCAGTTCTGATTTTGAAATCAGTATCGTTAACGACCGTGATAGTCCAAGGATCGAAAGTACGATCACCTGCAACCTTCAGAACTCTGCCTCTGAAAGGAACTGGAATTTCTGCAATGTTAGACGCAGGAAGTTGTGCAGCTTTGCACATGAATTGAGTCAGATCTGAAACAGATCTCGTATCATCATTAATTCCTGTTCCAGGAGTGTCTCCTACTAGTGCAAAAGTTGGAAAGTTAATTTCAACTTCAAACAGATTGGGGCGGGCACCGCCGCCAATCAGTCTTGCTTTAAAATCCTCAAGTGTTCTTGTACCAAATTGTGGTGGGTTTTGATTTGCCATTGTTCGTTACCTGTAGAATAGGGTTATAGTATTAAAACTGCGATTAAACGGTTCCAACAACCTCTTCAAAGCTAACTCCAGTTCTGTTAGCAACGAAGGTAAGACCAATGAAGTTAATTGATCTTGCAGGTTTGATAAAGATGTCAGCCCTAAACTGATTTGCATCAATAACATCTGGAGTGTTATTAGTTTCGTCACAGACAACGAGGAAATCAGTGATACCTCTCTTTGCCTTAACATCGCGGAGATATGGTTCAACAATATTGACAAAGTTGGATCTTGTCAGTGCATCATTGAACTCAAAGAGTTGAGATCTCGCTGCGGTTTGAATGGTATCTTCAACGGTAAGGAACAGACGACGAACATTGATTCTATCGAACGCAGAAGCATATGATAGACCAGTCTTATCTCCGAAGAGAATAATTCCAGAACCAGGTGAGAAGATAACTGGGTTGATTCTCTTAGGATAGAGAAGATCTCTTTGTGCTTGAGTTGGGTTATATGCAAGTTTAATTGCATTATTAATAACGCCTCTCTGAGCACCAGCTGGAGAGAACCATGGATAATTATTGATGGATGTTCTTGCCATCAAACCAGCAACATCACCATTCAGAGGAATATATCTGAACTGATTGTTAAATCTGTCAAACATGTACTTATAACCACTGTCAAATACAGCGTAAGAACTTGATGTAACAGAATCGTAGAATTGAATAATGTTACTTGTTTGAGTTTCTGGATTTGTTACGTTAACAACCCCTGCTCTGTGTGGAGAGATGACTGCAACACAGTCCTTTCTACCATTTGCAATTGCAATCAACTTGTTTGCTTTTGCTTGTGACTCAAACAGAGTGCTTCCGCCACTTGGTCCTTGGATTAGGAAGTTTACATCATATTCCGCTGGATTTTCTAGAACTGTATAACTAGAAATTACGTTTGCAAGTGTTGGAGCATATCCATTGGTTGCACCGTAGTTTGCACCATTATCGAGAGTGTAAGTCTTATTGCCTGCAAGACCGAAAGCAATTCCACTTGCTTCTTGTCCCCATGTAATACTTCCACCACTAGTTACAGTAAATCCATCAAGAGTTGTAAATTCTGGAGCTACTAGAGAATCTACTGCGCCTGCAAAGAGATAATTTGAATTATTCTCAATGTAGTTCTTATAGTAGATATTCTCACTTGGAGTAATTCTTGCGTCAGTAGCCTTAGAAAGGTTAGTAAACTTCTCAAGAATGTTTCCAGAAACACCACTTACTGATCCATTGTCGTCAACGACAACAACGTGCATCTCATCATTTTTACCATTTCTGGCCTCAGCATATTGTGAAGTGCCAGGTCTAGGTGCGACGTTCTTCCAATAGACAGTGGAATTTTGTAGTCCAAGAGTTTGTTGATCATACCAGTCTGTCACTCCATGATATGATGCCTGTGGTAGTAGTCCTTCACCATTATCATCGGTTTCATCTACCGCATCTCTTGTATATCTAACAACTAATGTTGTTGCTGCAAATCCAGCAGGTGATGCAGTGTCTAGGATAATTTTACCAGTATCAAAACCAACGACTCTTGCAGAAAGAGTTCCGTTGAGTGTTTGTACTAAATCTCCTGGGAATGTTAGAGTCTCAGCTTTGATTCTTGACTGAGCTTCGGTATTGTTTGTAATGAGTTCGGTTGAACCGAGACTTACTGTTACATCGTTAGTAATTCTGAACTTCTCAAGAGAAGTTGCAGTTCCAACGTTATTGAATACCTGCCAATAAGTTGACTTTTGTCCCTCAATCTGAGCTTGAATTCTGTTAAGTCCAGATTCAGTGTATTCTACAGCTGCAGATGTTCCAGTTGCATTTTCAGTTCTACTGAGAATCTTAACATCAACAGATCCATCATTGATTTGAGTGATGATACCTTTTGTAAAACCAGTGAAAGTTTTTACAGTTCCATCTGCAGGATCTGCGTAGGAAGTTGTGAATCCACAAGTGATTCCGTAACCAACTTCAAGTCCAAATGTACCGATAGATACTCTTTGATCTGCGGCGGAGTCAATGGTGCAAATTTTTAGTTTGTTTGACCATGATCCTGCTTCTCTAGAAGCATAGTGCCAATCTGATGCGACTGAGTATGAATTCGCGTAGTCTTCTACGGACTTGATCTTTAGGGAGAGAACAGTACCAGCGACACCTGCGTGTGCGTTGACAAGGTTGTCATCGTCTGAACGAATAACTCTCAGTGTTCCACCATAAGAAAGGTAGGAGGATGCGGTCATCCAATACTCATATTGACCATCGGTATTTTGTGGTTTACCGAAGGTGTTGAGAAGGTCTTGTTCTGTTTCCACCAGTACAGGTTCTCCGATTGGACCTCTGGCAAAAGGACCTGCAATTGCTCCCACCTGATCGTTTACTGCATCAATTCTGCCTACAGTAAGATCAACTTCTCTAACTTTTACGCCTGGTGATACTAAGTTTAGCGACATGTCTTTCCCCTCTAAAGAAGATTCATATGACTGAAACTATTTAGAAATTTGGATGCTTCAAATGGGGAAACAGTGCATGAACACCCTACCAATCAGGATATTCCCAGTAAACTTGTTTATTTTTAGTTCTTGACACTTTAATTCTTTTCACTGTGCATTCTTTACACTCATAAGAATATGCAGATGGTAAAGTGCCTCGATCTTTTCTTGTTAGATAAAAGTCATTCAATAAATTTTTAGTTCGACCACAAGATCTACACTTCCGTTCATTGAGAAATAAGTGTTCTAGTTCAAATGACTCTTCAAAAGTCATCAGTTATACTCCCACATATATGACATATCACCATATTCATCTGTCTTCCATATTGTTCCATCATTTTCTACGATGGTTCCTTCATCATCCAAACCATCACTAATAAATCCAAATGGTGCCATATCAGCTTCGATCTGATCCCTTTGGTCTTCATATATTTTTTTACGAACATCATTGTCCGTCATTTCTTTAAAGTAGTCCTGTTGAACTAACCATGCAAATATAACAAGACACATTGCAAGGTCATCATTACAACCTTCTTCTGCCTCAAATGAACCTGATTTTTGAATGAATGTAGTCAACTCACTGATTACATCTAGATCAGATACAAGTAACTTGTCGTCCTCAATTAATGCTTTTAAATTTAGAGATCCAATCTTCTTTACGGTCTTAGACATCTTGACACCTAATTGTGTCTTCTTACCTGAGAATCCTTGACCAACTACTTGACCTGCACGACCTCTCATAGAACACATGAGTATATTGTCATACTCTAAGTCCATATGAATAATGGATGCTACTTGATCTCCAATATCATTAACTTCTACTAATATGAATGCCTGATTATATGCCTTCGATACATCTCTAATGATGTTCGGAAACAAGATTGGTTTGATCGTATTATTTCTATACTTAGCAACTAATCTATAAGGAAATGACGTTGTGTCACATACACAAAATGCAGAGTAGTCTTTTTCTACACCTCTTGCAACATCAACGGTAACAACATATGTGTGATCTTCTTTTGGTTCTTCATAGATATCCAATCCAGCATTTCTCTTAATTGGATCATCATAAACAAGAGACTTTAATTTCGCTGCGGTAATCAAAGTATCAATAGATCCTAAGAACTCACACTCAAACTCAATTTTGAACTGTTGTTCTGATGTGTTCTTAATTGTTTGTTCTTTCCACTCCAAATCCCTACCAGGGACTTCGGACCAGTGAACATCAGTTGGAATATAATCGTTCTTACTCTTTTCCGCATCGTGCCACATACGGTAGAAGTGATTCATACCGTGTGGGGTGGATACGATGATTACTTTGGTGTTTTTACCAGAAGTAATAGTAGGATAAACAGAGG